CCTCACTATCATTCGCCATCACCATCCCCAGGATGTCAGCCTCAACCAACTCGACCTCATTACCACTCGGCAATAAGAGCTTCTGCGATTCTGGTTTCTTCCATGCCATCGTTCTGCTCCTCATACTCTGCTAGATTTAAAAAGGCCGAAGGTCACCCCCCGGCCCATGATTTACTTACTGCTAATGACTATGCCGTCATCAACGCCAGGAAACCCGCCCCATCCGCCGGCTTATCTGCCTGCCAATCAGCCAGCGAGTCATACACATGGATGACCTGCCACAGATTGTCACTGGAACGGGTGGTCGCCAGTGCGGAGAGTTCGTTAGTGATCCACGCATTTGTCGTGCCATCAAAGTTGAATACCGGGTCGGCCTGGAGCTGCACCTTGATAAGCCCGATGACGACGTACTTGCCGTCTTCAGTCGGCGCCACGCCGATGGCCCCGAAGTACGGGTTATTAATCCCCGCCGGTTTGCTGATGGTCACCCGGTTGCCCGATGTGCTGGTGTTACTGCCCATCATCACCACTCCCGCCAAAAACGGGACGCCACCTGCTTGGATCGTCACCTCACCATGCGTCTGCACCGATAGCGTACTGCCCACACTCCCGCTATCGCGCTGCTGATCGGTGTCATGCACCGGTGTCACCGTGAACATCTGATCTTTTGCCAGTTGCACCGGGTCCTCGTAGCTGGTCGCATCCGGCACAGTCTTGGCAATCAACACCTCGTACAGGCTGTACGGGTTGATATTTGCTAATGTAGCCATGAGTTTTACCCCTCAAAATAATCAATGTAATATCGGCTGCGGCTCATTGCCGCGCCATCAAGCTCATCGGCTACCAGATCCCCGACGCTATCCACCCACGTCGTGTAATAGACCTGCCCGCCGTCCGTTGTAAATTGCTTGTGCGGATGCAGCAACGCCCTGCACCGCGCCAATGCCGCATCGACCAGATCCATGCCCCGGTGCTGATACACGTAGATTTCCATAAACCTGCGCCGCGAGTGGCCGCTTATCGCAGTCTCACTCATCTCTCTAAAGCGGATCACCGCACACGGCAATACGCGGTCGAGGCTATCAAACGCACCCGGCACGGCAGATACCGTTAGCCCATCCTGCGGCAGCTCACTCGCGTCATAGATGCCACCCGTTAGTATGCCCGTTAACGTCGCATCCCCTTCAAGCGTGGCCCGTAAGTGCGCCCGTATCGTCATCTGCCGAAAATCCCCCGCAGCATCACGGCGATCTTTCCGTAGTGTGCCTGTAGCGTCGGCGCGATAATGGCATACTGCCCCTGGAAACGTGTCTCCAGGAAGATGCCATAATGCACGCCATGACTCAGGTAAATCGCCACCGTGTGCCGCGCCAGGTCACGCGGGTTAGGATACCCGCTCGGCGCTTCGGTGGATACATACCCCCGTAGCGATTGCCGCGCATTAGCAGTCCGGTCTGTCCACGTGGCCTCCTCTTTAGCATATTTTTCCAGCACCGCAGACCAGTATTTAGCCACCTGCTCCACCGCAAACCGCACCCGGTCACCATACGCCTGCATGTTCGCCCGCATCCGGTCATCACCACTCCACTTAATGCGTGTCATTGTGTACCCTCTGCTCGCGCCTGCGTCTGCCCCGGCATCGCTGTGTTGACATAAACCACCTTATAGCGCGTTGACCGGAATCGGAATATGTCGCCTTTCTTCACGTCTAGCGTTTCGTCTCCGATTACCACCATGTCAGATTGGGAGGGAGAGTTATTCGGGTCTGCACCCGTACCACTCCCACCCCGGACTGATCGCGGGACCACCCGCACCGTCTGCGCGGCCAGTTGCACATCACCCCGCGTAAACTGCACGTCTACCACATCCCGGTTGATGATCGTCGTAGCATCGAAGTCGGCCCGGTCTTGCGCACCACCTAGCCAGTTGTCAAGGTTTGGCATGGTTCAGTCCCTCGGTATGATGCGCGTCTGGTTACGACCACTGAAGTCACCAGGCTCGTTTCGGTTCTGACGAGGTTTACCCCGCACCGCCCGCTTAGAAAATTGACGTGTCTCCGTACCCAACACATCCTCCAGCCGATCAGCATACAGGCTATACATTGTCTTGAGATGCTTGAACACTTGGGACCGCTTCTCGTCCGTATCGCCTGCGGTGTAATCTGCAAACTTAGCAGCATTGCTCATCAACTGCCGAAACATCAACGCCAACGCCGCCTCATGCTGGATCACCTCAGACTCAGCACCACTCACACGCGCCCAGATACGGGTAATCTCATCATCCGTGAACGCAGTATCGGCCTCATCACCAACATCTGCCCGCAAATCGCTGATCTGCTCGGCACTTGGCACATTACTCATGACAAACTCTCCACCGCGTCAATAATCCGCCCTGCCACAACCCGCCAGTCATTCATTGCCCGGATGTACCACCGTCCACGCCGTGCAACCTCACATGCCTCATTATAGTTGGCATACACCCATTCCATCTGAGACTCTAGGTGGTCGAGGTCCGGCTCTGCCCATTGGCTGTTTTTATCATTGGCTTCCTCAAAGTCGTACTGCGTAGGCCGCAGCTCCTTAACCTTGATCGGCAGACCCCACTTATCCACATCAGCCATACCTAGCCAGTCGGTAGCAATCGTAGGCACACCCGCCAGAGTCGCCTCACGCGGCGGCATACCGAAACCCTCAGCCCGTGATGGAAAGATAAAACAATGAGACCGTGCCAGCAGTTGCATCCACTCATGCTCACTCTGCTGACCAAACACCACCGTAATCTGCGGATCTTTCAGGCCACGTAACCACGTCGCCTGCGCACCGTCCCGCGCCTTGATCGTCAGATGATGCCTCTCATCGTCTTGGTACATCCGCTTGAACGCCATGATTGCCAGCTCACCACCCTTACGCATGTCGCCATAGCTGTAGGTCAACCACTCAAAACGGCTCTCGCCATCCCACCCATCAGCCTGCACCGGCACACTCAGGTCAACCCCATGCCCCGCGTAGAACACCGGACGCTCTACCCCACTCTTGCCATAGATGCTGACCAGATCAGGATTAGTCACTAGCACACCCTCAGCGTGCCAGTTGATGAGGTCTACCCATTTCTGGCTCACTCGCGTGCTCTCCGATTGCGTCAGTATCCACCGCCGCGTATGCGCATAAGCCGGGGCCTCAAGCCACCCCGCATAGCCGATAACCAGCGTCGGCGCGTCATTTTTCGGGTAGATATGCAGATCAATCCCATGCTGCGTCAAACCGCGAGCTACACCCAACTCAAGCCGACCATAACCAGTCCAGCTATTCAGGCCGTTAGTCGGGTAGAAGTTCATACCCGTTATCATCAGCCCTGGATTGATCGTGTCTAGTTGATTCATTGGATGCAGCCCTGCGATAATCGACATTCTGTAAACCTAACCCCTACCCTTAAAGCGTCGGGTTGGTGTAGCTGGCATTACCCCAATGCAGCGCCACCCCGGCCAGGCGGTTATTGACGCCTACGCCGTGCGTGCCCATCACCAGGATTTTTTCCAGCACCGGATTAATCAGCGACTTCGTACCCTGCGGGTCGATCATCAACCCGAAATCAGTCTCCGGGTGTACACGGATCGCCATCGGGTTCATCGGGTTATTCGCCCCAAAGCTCTTGAGCGCCAGCGCGTACCCGGTCGGGATGAATGGGTCTGCACGCAGCACCATCACCGGACCCGTATTACTCAGGTAAAACCCGAATACCTCACCCGGCGCATTTTCCAGCTCACCCGGCTGCACGAAGATCGGGCTGTTCGTGTTACCGCCCACCGTCGTCACACCGTTCGGGATGTACCGGACGAAGTTGTCGCTCGCTGCGTACTTCACCTGGTCCGTTTCGCTCACCAGCACATCAATGCGCCCACTATAGCCGTGATGACGCATTTCAGTGGCTGCAAATTCCAGCCCCTCCTCATAATCTGCGGTGAGTGCGTCGGCGTTAGCGTAAAAATGAGTGTGGCTGCTGTCAAAGCTGTACGTCCCGTACTGCTGCGGGATGTACGGCACATTCACCCCCGTGCCAATGGAAAACGGCACATCATACCCGCTGCCGATCGCACGTTCGGTGTTCACCAATGCGCGACGATAAAAATCGCCAGTCACGCGATTGCGCCAGCTCTCCACCACCACATTGACATCAGCGGTGATCTGCGCCTCACGCGCATCGCGCAGATACTTCGGCGTCCATGCCAGTGCATCACTGAAATCCTTCAGCGGCAGCATATGCCCGCCATCAGTCGCCCGGATGCCCGGCGGGTCATTGAACTCTACGTCGATCGGCGTTTCACGACGCCCCCCACCCACTCCCGCCGCATAGTACGCGTTTGGGCTGTCTGTAAAATAGATATACGAACCGAATTTGTCCGCAATCTGCTGATTCACCGTACCCACCGCAGCGGCGACTTCTGCCACCAACTGCTGAGCGGTACGCCCGTCGCGCAACTGAAACGCCAGCACGCGGCCACCGTCGATACCGTCCGGCAAGCCAAGCGCGTCTACTGCGGCGCGTGGTCCTAAAATTCCTGCCATGAGTTGTTTACCTCACTGGTTAATCAATCAATTTGTAGTGACAGGGCTTGCCCTGCCTGGTTTAGCTAGGAACGTCTGCTAGTGCTGGCTGTACGTGCAGCGTGGTCGCGTCCCACGCATACCCCACCGCAATCGTACCCGTATCAGCGATGTTCCCCGCGTTCGCGCTCAGGTAGTAAAGCTGCCCTGGCACAAGGTCGGTGAAGCCGGTCACTAGCCCCAGCGTCACCACGCCCACCCATTCATCCGCTGCCGCGTCTGCACTACGGTTATCCGTACTCACCTGGATGCCGATCACGCCATCCGTCGCACCGCTGGTCTTACGCGCCTTGCCCGTAGCCTGCAATGCCAACGCCTCACCGTTCTCGGTCGCCGCGCTGACCTGTACCCGTTGCACCATACTGAAGTCCAGCGCACGGATGTTGTTTTTGATCAAGGTTGCGTCTGCCACCATCGTCCTCCTGTGTCAGATGATTGAAAGTTGTGTAGGGGCGTCAGCGTGCTGCGCCCACATCATCCCCGCCCGGTTTACCCGTTCAGGCCGTATTTTGCCGCGATCTTATCCGCATCAGCGACAATGGCATCCGTCCAGTTGCCACCGCCCTGCTCACCGACGACCACCGGCGGCTGACCCACCAGCGCCTTCAGCATCGCCTTGACGTGATCTTGCTTCAGCAACTCCTGGACCCGATCCGTAGCCGCCTCAGCACTATCCACCGGGCCGACCATCTCGCGGACCAGTGCCGCGCCACGCTGATTGTTCGCCACATCACCAAGCGCAGTCGTAACCGCCTCGGCAATCGCGCTCTCACGCTGCTGACGTGCAGCCTCATTGACCACGACCGTCATCTCACGTACAGCCGTCACGAGGTCACCCTCTTCGATCAGCCCACGCAGGCTGTTGATCGTCGCTTCATGCTGCTCCAACTCAGCGATACGGGTTTCCATCTCACTAATGCGCGTCTGCGCAGTAGTGTACTGCTCCTGGATCGTGTCGCGCTGGCTGCGTAATTCTGTTACCAATTCGTCAGGCATATCGCCCTCCTGTTCGTCTACCTGTTCGCGGGTGATGATGGGTTCATGTATAGCAGACTCCAACCCGGCACGGGCCGGGTCTGCCAGGTCGATGCTCTCAATCCGCAAGTTCCTCACAGCGTTACCGTCCATCGTGGCCGTGCCATAGATAGAGGTCGCAATCTGCGCCCGCCGTGCTTTGCTCTTGAGCACATACTCCCGCACTGGGGCCGCATACTTGGGGATGTAAGCCTTACCCCAGGCTTTACCATCCTGGGTGAGCGCCGCACCCACCCACATGAGAGACGGCAGATCAAACCGTGTTGACCGTTCACCGTCGCTCATATGCCCCAGGATGCCGCCCGGCCTGTTTCGGTTGATCTGCTCCACCAGAGACTTAACCGCCGTGCGGTCATAGCGCCGCCCATTCTTTGATACTGCGTCAGTACCCATCAATGGCAACGTTACAAATACCGGGTTGTCATCCCCGGCCACCAGGGCAGCATGATCCACCCCCTCAGCCAGCGGGACATCCGGCATCGCCCCTGTAAATTCGCTGATCTGTACGTGTAGTTGTTCACTCATCCATCACCACCCGAATCAAAAAGCCGTCATCTCTAATAATGACGGCCACTCTTTCTAATATAGGCAATGATAAAATGCTCCGCCTTACCAAAGCACATCCGTAACACCATGAAAAAAGAAGCGGAGCATATCATCAGCTCACATCATGCCACCCCACTCAGCTACGATCGGCAAACCCAAACTTTTCTTTTAGTTTTCCAGTTTCCTCCAATTGATTTTGATAAAACTTTTTAGCCTCATCAAAGGCTGCGTCATGCTTCTCATGCGCATAAAGCACAAGTTCCATATAATCCTCAACAATGATGGCTACTTCGTAAATCGGCGTATGGTTCCACCCCAAGATACTATAAGTTGCATATTGACCACGCAAAACACCAACACCCTGATCTTCATTGAAGATAGCCGTAAAAATGAAATGCACATCAGTTTCTAGTTGAGATTTTAATCTATAAACCTCTCTCCACCCAATATCCTGTACACCAAAGTGTGCAGCTAATTGGACGAACAAACCACTGATACCATCCTTCACATCATCATCCTCTAAGATGTCTGCAATCCACTTTGTGATACGTCCTGAGTCACTCATTGATTAGCTCCTATCCTTTTTATAACAGTATAACCCAAAATAAAAGCACCCCTCTCCAATTGTGGGAGAGGGGCCGGGGGGAGGGCTGCGATAAGAAGGTTTCTGTAACCCTAGACTTTTACAATATCCTGGTCATCCCGGTTATGCCCTGAGTACGGCGCGTGCCGATCCGCCGCCTTGATCTTGAGGTTGAACTGCTCATCATCAAACGGCACATCATACCGCTCACTGCCCCGGTCCCCTCCCCATTTACGGATGTAATACGCCCGGTTGCGCTCAAACGTCGTATGGTTCTGCTGCATAAGTGCCGGGTGCGCGTATATGTTGCCACTGCTCTTGTGCAGTATATCCGTATCCTCTAGCACAGGCAACGTTCCCCCGGCCAGCCTCACCCGGTGAATGTAATCCGTATCTTCGTAATACGCCGGGAATAGGTTCTCATCCAGCATCCCCACCTTACGGCTGTAGCCCTTATTCCAGGCAGTGAAACTGATCTCACACGGACCCACCGTTTTGTCACGGATGTGATACGCACTCGCCGTCACAATCGGCTCTTTCTTCTGGTCGAGCGCAAACTCCACCAGACGATCAAAATCACCCGCGCTGGGCAGCATATCATCAGCGATATTCACCACCACATCAGCCCCCGCCCCAAACGCGGCCAGCAGCCCCTCATTGATGGATTTACTCAGACCCCGGTTTTTACCATACGGGTGATAGATCACCTGTGGCCTATGTGCCAGCTCACCGCACACTTCCATTACCGCACCAATCTTGCTGTGCAGGAATAAGTGCCACGTCAGATCATGCTTGCTCTGCACCGCATCCCACATCGCTCGCAAGTCACCCGGTAACCCATACGCCACACTAATAACATGCACGTTCATATCCCACTCCTCAAATCAACCCCGGCTGCAACGGGAGCAACTGCGGCAACATCTGCGCCACACTCTCACCCAGCAGCATCTCAATAAATAAACTCGCGGCGGCAGGTGTTAAAAATGGTGTCAGCAGTTCAGCCTCTGCCTGCTCCAACATCACCGCCAGATTATTCGTGACGGTACGCGGCGAATCCGTCACCTCTGGTACGAGGTAGCACATACAATGCGGGTGATACGGGCCGATCACTGCGCTATACACGCTATACACCACACCCGCCCCACCCACCGGACCCGCGAGCGGCGTACACACCGGGCAACCCACCTGGCCCGTACTACTCCGCCTCATGCGGATCTGGTCCACATACGGGTTTAGCATTGCGCTCACCCAGGCCGCCTGGTTCGCCGCCCGTGCAATCTCCGTCCGCGCCAGCCGCATCGCGTCATAGCTGGCATCCGTCCCATACGGTTTCCGTGTGCGGATTTTCGCCCGCCCCGGTATCAGAAACCGCTCGACCAACCGCGCTATCTCAAGACTGCCCTTACCTTCCCGGATCATCTCATACATCAACGCATCCAGCTTGCGCCGTGTCTCACTGGATGTATTCCATATTCGCTGACTCAGCACATACCCATTCGGGTCAACCCAGGTATGCGCCGGTTCATACTCCGCCAGCGGATTAGGGCTGAAGATGCGCAAACGCTCAACGTCCTCTTTTGATAGAGACTCATCCTGCTCAATCACCCGCAGATGCTCACCCGGTACATACCCAACTCGCCTATGCGTCATTTCACGGATAGACCTTGCACCCCGGCCACTCAACCGCGCCGCCGTCCCCTCATCCATCTGCGCCAGCATATACCGCCCATGCGCCTGGAC